TGGCCTCGCGTGGGCCCGGAACATCCTCCGGGAGGAAGGACAAGACCTCGCCGAGATTGGTCCGGAGGGTGGCGTGAAGCGATCCAAGAAGGCCCCGAAGTCTGACACCCCCAACCCCTCCCCCAAGCGTGGCAGCGACAAGAACAAGCCCGGAGCGGCAGCGAGTGAGGGGAATGTAAAGGTCCCGGCCTCGGTGGAGAAGACCCTGAAGAAGAAGTCGGACGAGTTCAACGAACGCTACAAAGAAAAGCTCGGGTACGGGGTCACCCTGCCGAAGTTGCGGGTGGTGTACCAGCGGGGGGTGGGTGCCTTCCAGACCTCGCACTCCCCGGAGGTATCGAGTCAACAGCAGTGGGCCATGGCGCGGGTAAATGCGTTCATGTATCTGGTCAAGAACGGACGCCCGGAGAATGCCAAGTACGTCGGCGACAACGACCTCCTACCCAAAGGACACCCGAAAAGCATTAAGTGATTTTGCCCTATATTTGGGCAAAACACACGAATAATGCGACAATGTTTTACGCCACAACAGGTGGCCGCCATGCTTCAGCTCGACCTCCCGTACATCCACGGCATGATTCGCAGGAAGCAACTTCGAGCCTTTGACATACTTCCGGGAGTGATTCGGATCACCTCCGATTCCTTGGACGAGTTCGTCCGGAAGCGGTCTGTCCAAGAGTTGAACGTGTATCAAATGCCGCAGGAGTTCCGAAAGCTCTCGCACCGGGCGCAAAACATCCTGAATCGGTTGGCCATGTTCAATTCGGTTCAGGAGTTGACCCAGTACACGCGACAAGAGTGGCTCAAGTTCAGGGGGGTGGGTGCCAAAACCCTCGACGAAATCGAGCGGCTTTGTCAGGCTCACGGGCTCGAATTGGCTCAGGAGGCATGAAGCGGTTCCGGAAACTCCACACCACCGTCCACGAGATAGACGGCAAACGATGGGAGGCCACGACGTGGGACTGTACCCCTCCCGGACATCACGAGGTGTATGAACTCAGCCAAACGGAGTGGAAGCTCCTCGGCGAGAATCAGATGTCCCTGTTTTGATTCGTGACAAGGTCCTCTTCCAGGAGATTGTCGAGAAGGACGGACGGAAGCAGCTGGCCACCTGCTGGCAGTATCGAACCAACGGAGGAATCACCACCCGCACGGAGTACGAAACGTACTACGACCCCGCCGACCAACTGAAGCTATTTTGAAGATCATCACCGCCGGACAGCTTGACGGATACCAGCGCAGGAAGGACCGCTCCGTGTCCCTCCGATTCGTGACGCAGGAGAAGACGTCCACCGAGATCATGGACATCGACCGCCTTGTGGATACGTTCGGAATTTTGTATTTTAGAGGGGAGGAGCGCATCAACCACGAGGAACTCGAGGCCCTCGATGCGGTGGAGCTGGACCTATACGACGAGCCCAAGAGCCAATCCCAAAGGCTGCGGAACGTGCTGTTCAAGGTGTGGAACCAGAGACCCGCGGGGCGACTTCAAGGAGTTCTACAAGCACGAGACGGAGCGCATCATCGAACACTACAAACGNAAGCTCGAATGAAGAANCANGACTTCGCATACGTGGCGACCTTCATTGGACTCATAGGGGCAGCCCTCACCTTCGCTTGGATTCTCGCAAATGGCTGAAGCATACAAGGCAGTATTCACGTGCCCAGAGTTGAAGGAGAGGCGCGTCTGGTGGGTAGGCTCCCGGACGGAAGCCAAGCGTCACCTGTACGCCCATGTGAACGGCAGGAACAACAGAAAGCGGATCTACAAGGACTGCGAGTGGGAGTTTAAGGTTCGGCCCATATTTGCAACTGACAGCGACTCCGGCTGCGACCACTCAACGTTTGACTGATGCCCATCCCCAAGCCCAAACCCAACGAGGACGACACCGAATTCATGGGACGTTGTATGAACGACGACACCATGAGAGCGGAGTTCCCCGATGACGTGCAACGTCTGGCCGTGTGCATCAATTCCCTCAAGGACGAATGACACACGAGGAAGCCTACCAGCAAATCGTGAGTGCAATGCCTCACTTGGACCACCGATGTGCAGACGCACAAGGAAGGGTTTACGTTGAGGCCATGATTCAATTCTTCCGGGACCCAGAATCGGGTCAGCTTACACGGGCTTGGACTTGTCAGAGGCTGGACATCAAACAGGTATGAATCCGACGAATCCGACGGACAAAAAAAAGGCCATGCTCGAGGCGTTGGAGAAGTCCTTGGGCGTGATTACCCAAGCGTGCAAGATGGTGGGTGTGCATCGCTCCACCCATTACGAGTGGCTCAAAACAGACGAGGAGTACAAGACCGCCGTGGAGGAGCTGTCAGAGGTGGCCATCGACTTCGCGGAATCCCATCTCCACAAACTCATCAAGGACGGCAACCCCGCCGCCACCATATTCTTCCTCAAGACCAAGGGCAAGGGCCGAGGGTACATCGAGCGGCAGGAGATCGCCGTGGCAGAGAAGAAGCCGCTGTCGTGGTTCACCGATGACAACGCGGACATTGCGTGAAGCAGCCCGCCACGTACTACCACGTCAAGGGGTGCGGCTCCCGTATCCAAGTACACCAGGGCGGCACGCGATCCGGTAAGACCTACTCCATCCTTCAGGCTCTGGTCGAGCTCTGCTACAACAACGAGAACTCCGGCGCTGTCATCACCATCGCCCGGAAGACATTCCCCGCCCTCCGTGCTACGGCCATGAGGGACTTCTTCGAGATCCTCGAAAGGGAAGACCTGTACAACCCCGACCAGCACAACAAGAGCGAAGCCAACTACCTCCTGATGGGGAACCTCGTGGAGTTCATCAGCGTGGACCAGCCCCAAAAGGTCCGGGGCCGCAAGAGGCAAATCCTATTCGTAAACGAAGCCAACGAGCTCTCCCTTGAGGATTGGAGGCAGCTCCTACTGAGGACCACGGACAAGGTCATCATCGACTTCAACCCCTCGGATGAGTACCATTGGATTTACGAGGAGGTCATCCCCCGCGACGACTCCAGCTTCTTCCGCACCACATACAAGGACAACCCCTACCTCGATGCGGCCACCGTCGCAGAGATTGAACGCCTCAAAGATGCCGACCCGAATTACTGGCGTATCTACGGCCTCGGCGAGAGGGGCGTAAATCAGGCCGCCGTCTTCACATGGGAGGTGGGAGAGATAGCCGGGAAGCGCATCGGGACGGGCCTCGACTTCGGATTCACCAACGACCCCACCGCAGTCATTGACGTATACCAGGACGGGCACACCCTCATCCTCCACGAGCGTCTGTACTCCACCGGACTCACCAACCCCGACATCGCCGAGGAGCTCGACAAGCTGGACGTGGAGACCGTCATCGCAGACAGCGCCGAACCGAAGAGTATCGAGGAGCTGTTCCGACTGGGACACAACGTGAAGCCGGCAAGGAAGGGACCGGACTCCGTGCGGCAGGGGATCGACATCATGAGACGCCACAAGCTCCTCGTGACTGCGGAGAGCACCAACCTACAAAAGGAACTGAGGGCGTACCGATGGGAGCAGGACAAGAACGGGCGCAACCTCAACCGACCCGTCGACAAGGACAACCACGGCATCGACGCGGTGCGGTACGTGTGCCTGAACCTGCTCACCACCCACCGACGCGGGGTGTATCACTTGGCGTGAATGCAAATATTTTTTGCTTCAATGCTTGGATATGCAAAAAGGAGTTGTATATTTGCCATGTCTTCGGACAGGGACGGGAGCCTAACCCACCCATCCCAATCCCCGAAGCGCCCCGAGTGATGGCCCAGTCCTCCTCCTTTTTCATCACCGAGCAGTACGGTGATTCCGCTCCGATCACGGTGAGCGATTGTCTCACGGCCGAAGGTGCTCAGGCCCAGCTCATGAGCTTGTCCAAGGGCCACGACTACTTGGGCGGATTGCTCCCTAAGGAGTGCCGTTGGGCTGTGGCGGAAGCCGATGGTTTTGATGGACGGCCGTACTCCTTCCATTTCCAATACTGCACCTTGACGGTTCACCGTCACGAACCTGTGGAAGCATGAAAGACTTCCTTTCCTCCCTCTGGATCATTGGACTGGCCCTGCTGCCCTCCATCCTCTTCTAACCTACAGGCCCTCCGGGGCCTTTTTTTATGGCCCATCCTTTCGTCTATTTACTACCGTGAAGAAGACCATCACCATCCCCGAGGACCTCTACGACATCACCGTCGATCAGTACCTGCGCGTCCAAGCCATCCCCGAGGGCGACGAGCTCCGGCAGGTGGTGGACACCATCTCCATCCTCTGCCACGTCACCAACGAGGGAAGTGATGGGAATGGAGAAGAAGGACA